GCTTGACGAAACAAATATGTTACTTACATTTGATGTAAGCTGGATGTTGAGCTTGTGGTTACTGATGCCTTACTTTTTATTAGGCTTTGGTTTTGGCATTGCATTTTATTACATGTTTTACGACAAAAATTCATTAACTGAGTTAGATCGTAAAAAGCACGATTTAGAAGTAAAGAAAGAATGGCTTCGTATGCTTGCTGAAAAAAATAAGAGGTAATTTATGAGTCACTTGTCGGATACAGGTTACGGATACTTTGAACACTTGTTGAGGGCATGGAAGATAGCAGTAGTACTGCTGGTACATGGATTAGTGCCAAGTATATGGAAAACCAAAGCAAGCGAAATGCTTTGTGTAAATAAAGAAATAATTAAACCTAGTGGGAGATCCTTAAGTGAAGATTAACGAGATCATAGTTGAAACTACCAGCGGTGGTATAGCAGTAGTAGCTCAACCTTTGGGCGCAGTCATTAAACGCCCAAATCCCAGCATCTATAAAGTTAAGAAAAAGAAACGTTCACCAAAAAACGAAAGTAATGCTGAGACCGCTAAGTAAATAACACTATGAAACTGAGTAAAGCCAAAAAAGCTATACTAGCCACAAAGCTAACAGACCTAGCATCTAATGTTGCTCTTAAACCTGTCTTTGTTATATCTCGTGTTGACAGTAATTACGATATAATTAACTATTATACTAAAGCTGTAATCATTAGCGAAATACCCAGCAAAGGTTTAGCTAATTTTCTTTGCGACTCATTGAACAAAACTAAGAAAAAATTGCCTGTTGAAGCTATCCAGTATCATATAAATGTTTATTCGAAACATTACTATGATTGTATCTTTTATAAGCATACTATTAAAACAACCAAAGACACGTTTAAAAAACACATGACTATTACAAGGCTAGATTTATCCATAGAACACTTAAAGCTAGCTGTATCAAACCTTCGTAAAACGTGCTAGACAAAAATCCTAAAAAAGTGATAAATAACTGTAATAATTAAAACAGTTAGCGAGAACATCTATGTTTTTAACAGAATTTAATCAAAAGCCAGCTACTAAGGTAGCTAAAATTAACAAAGTGCTCAGCGAGCAATTTGGTATATCCATTAAGACTAATTTTCCTTCTAAAAAGAAGTTAGAAAAGGTTTTAGAGAATACCAACAAGGCACTTATCAAGCTACGCGGTACAAATAAAAAGTTCCAACTAGATCCAGATTACGCTAAATTTTTAGGAATCAAGGATGTTGTTGAAACAATGATCGCAGAAGGCATGTATGCTAAATCTCCTGCACATGAAGCTATGTGCGAGATGATCCGCGAAACAGTACGCAGTTTAATGGACAGCGGTTATACAATGGATGAAGCAGCATCAGAGTGTATGAATCGTTACAGAATGGACAATCGCTTTGCATACGATGATGAGTATGTATTACCTATCGTTATCACTGCTAGTAAAGAATATATGGAGCAGTGCAGTATGGGTGAAGGTTTAGCTGGCGGTGATATGGGTGCAACTATTGGTGATAAAATTACTGGCATGCCAGCACACAATCAACTAATGTCAAAAAATGTTGCTGAACAAGTATTACGTGTTCTTGCTAAAGAAGCTGGTGTCGAATTAACAAATACATCAAGCTACAAAGCTATCGAAGAAAAATTAAATGGCTTCGCTAAGGCAAGTGGCAAGAGTCGTGATGCTGTAGTTGAATTCTTAAACAGCTTAGACGAGGCAGCATTACTATCAGGCATTCAAATGTTTGGTCGTAAGATTGCAGAGCAAAATGCATACAATCAGGCAGCAGCCGATGCAGCTCGTAGCGGTGCTAAAGAATTTGAATTCCCTCAAGGTTCAGGTAAGATGCACCCAGTAAAAATGAATAAGGACACTGCTCATAAGATCAGCGGTGCAAAGAATGAAAGCATGTTTAACGACGTTATCGACAGTATTCTAAATGAAGAAGTTGATGTTGAACAAGCTGAAGTTGTAATGGCAGTTCGTGCTCTTGCTGATGATGTTCAAGATCAGATCGAGCGTATCGGTCGTATGATGAACGAAGATGTTCCTGCTATTGCTGATAAGATGCGCGGCGAAATGGGCGCACAGGCAGCACAGAGCTTTACTGACAGCGTTAATGGTTTACTCGCAAGTCACTTAGAAGCAACTAAGAATGTTAAGACAGGTTTGGATCAAGCAATTGGTTCAGTTACTGGCGGCGAAGTAGTTGGCGGCTTAGGTGACACTGGTGATTTAGGTGGTGGTTTAGAAGAGCCTGATATGCCAGAAGAAGAACCAGCAATGGATGTTAATGAACCAGCAGCAGCAGGTCCAGAAGAAGCACCATTAGGAAGAGCTGAAGTTTAAAAATGTTGATTCGCGAGATTGTTCTCAGTGAAGGATATTACGGCGAATTGATGACAGCCGTACAAGACCTGCTGACTCGTTATATGTCTAAAGACATAAAAGAAATTAACACCGAAAAATTTAAAAGTTTATTAGCAAAGCAAGGTTACGTTACGTCAACAGATGAATTAATTCAAGCTATTGATCAAAGCGGATTCGCTAGTAGTGTAGATGCACAAAAAATTGTTCCTAAAGGCGAACTACCTAGCGATATGAATACAGATGCAGAACAGACAGCAGACGTTGGCAAAATGGCCGGCAACCAAGCAATGAAAGATGTTAAGGCGGATCTGTAATGGCAAATATTTTTGTTAATGCAACTCAAGCAAGAATAAACACTAGAAATAACAGTATTATTCATGCAGAGATTAGAAGCATTGAAAATGTTGTTCTAAGTAATATTGATACAGGTGTACTTTACGCTAATGTTTCAACTGGAACAACAATGACAAATAGTAACACATATTATCTTGTTTATAATGGTGTTACAAGCGATCCAACTAAATTAGATCAAATTAATTTTGTTAAAAATTATTTTACTGGCTTAGGTTACGGTGTAAGTATTGTCACTAATGCAACTACCAATACCACTATACAGTGGAACATTAGTTGGTAATTTAACAAAGGATAATTATATGTTAGAAACATTATTTTGGATCGCAGTAGGCGCCTTTATTGGTTGGAATCTTCCACAACCACAAATTGCTAAAAACTTTCAAGCAAAATATCTACAAAAGCACATTGATAAAGTAAAAGCATTTTTGCCATTTTTTAAATAAAATTTGACAAACTTTGTTAAGTATGTTATATTACAACATGCTTATCAAAAAATACAATTATCCAACACTTAAAAGATTACAAACGTCAGCTGGCCGACAGTATGTTGGGGATGACGCTGAGCCTGTTCCTAGCGTTACAACTGTTCTAGACAGTACTGCTGACAAGACTCATCTCTTTGAGTGGAAGAAACGCATTGGCGAAGAAGAAGCTAACCGTCAAACTCAACAAGCCGCAGGCTTAGGTACCAAAGTTCACACTGCATTAGAAAAGTTTATCCTGGGCGAAGAATGGGATAACTTTGGCAACAACATGGTTAGTATACTTGCTGGCAAAATGAGCCGTGTAATGATTGAACAAGGCTTAGGCAAAGTCAACGAACTTTGGGGTACAGAAGTAGGGTTAATTGCAAAAGGCTTATATGCAGGTACTAGTGATGCTATCGGTGTATACGAAGGCGAAGATAGTATCATTGACTTTAAGACTGCTAAAAAACTAAAGAAGCGCGAATGGATCGAAGATTACTTTTTACAAGGTTGCGCTTATGCTCTAGCACACAATGAAATGTTTAATACAAACATTCGTAAAGTCAGTATTTTAATGGTTGATAGAGACGCACGTTTTAGTGATTATATTATTAAAGGCGATGAATTTGACCATTATTGTAACCTTTGGGCCGAACGCCTAGCACAATACTATAGTCGCTGAACTCAAAAGTGATAAATACTGTTAAGCGTTAGGAGACTTAACAGTGGCTGAAGATAACAATAAAGTAATTATTTCCCGTATTCAAAACCGTAGGGGTCTAAAACAGGACCTTCCTCAACCTTTACGTCCAGGCGAAATTGGGTTTGCAACAGACACCCGACAAGTATTTATTGGTGCTGATCCTGACGATGCAATCAGTGGTGGTTATAATAAACAAAGTATTTTTGAAACTACTGTTGGCGCTAAGGATTCTACATCAAGTATTGCTAATAACAATATTGTTGCATTTACAGTACCATTTAAAAAATTCCATAAAGGATATTTTGACGGTATAACGAAAGTAGTTAGCTGGCTTCCAAGTGCAAATACTACATCAACTTCTAACCTAAAGATCTTTCCTTCAAATACATTAGTAACAACTACTGCCACTCCTAATGCAAATATTACTTCGTCTACTATTACGCTAACTGCAACACCTAACGCATATATTACAGTGGGCGATATTGCTTCATTAAGCAATAATTTGACTACAGTTGTGTCAATAAACTCGGCCGGAAATAGCGTTACACTAGCGGCCAACTTAACTGTAACAACTGCTAATACGCTAACATTTATTCCTAACAATTTATTTAATGCAGAAACAAACCTAGCATTTAAGGCAGGTGATCTACTTATTAATAAAAATGGTTCTCGCTTGTTAGGAGATAGCGGTAACACAACTCCTGCACCAGCATTTGATTTTAGTTTTGCTGCAACTACGGCTGCAAATAACACGCATATTTTAAATTTTAGAACTGCGCCATTATCAACGGAAGAAGTTACTGTTTGTTATTATAGCAACACAGCAATTATCCAAGCTATAGAAGGAATCACTACTCAGGGTTACGAAGGTAACATTTCTTTATATAATATCGGTGAAAAACGATTCGACAGTTTTTATAAAGCATACAGCGTTCCAGAATATAGAAAAATTCCAGCAAGTTTAATAACAGTAAGTCCGACCACTGGTACAGGATTCATTGGATTACAAAATAAACATATTAGTGTTAATGCTGACAGTGGTGTAATCGATTCACCAACTAGTTTGACCTTAGGTAATTTATTGGTAAGCAGAAGTGATTGGAGTGCAGTTTCAAACGTTACTGTTAATGCTTCAAATATTGTGTTTAGTGTTGGATCAGTGCCAACTTATAATGTAAGTGGTGCATACAATTATATCTATGTTGATAACACAGTTGGATACTTGAACGGAAAAGTTTTCCGATTAATTAACGCAACACCTAGTACTGTAACTGTTAACCTACCAGCTAATAACTTCTCAGTGGCACGTACAGTTTCGGCAAATGCAATTGCAGGCAATTCTAATGTAACAGTATCATTAAGTGGTAATGTTGACGGTGTTAGACAAGGCGCTAACGTTAAAATTATAGATGGCAGCAATACTACCGGCCTCAATGGATTAGTATTTTCAGTATCAAATGAACCCACAACTGCTGGTGTAATTGCATTCAGTACATCGAGTGCGCCGTTCTTAGCTAATGCTAGTGTGCAATTTATTAATTACGGCAATGATCCTACAGGTAACGGAAATGTACAAATTTTCAGTGCGTTACACGGCTTTAATTCAACAGCCGACGATGTTACTATTGTAACATCGTCTAACACTTCTGCAATAAGCAATACAACGTTCAGTGTACAAGGCGTATCAAGTCCAAATACATTCTTTATCAATCCAACTCTTGCAGTAGTTGGCGCAGTAACCGGAGTATTTTCTCCAGATTTAAATTCTGGCACAGCTAACGTAACAGCAATTAGAAGCATAAATTTAAGTTCAAATACAACATTAACACAAGTACAGTCTACTATCAACGATTTAAATGACTGGCCCTACATGGGCTTTATTCCAGATAGCGAAAATAAAATATATATTACTCATAAACCAGAATACACAAGTGTTGGCATGAATTTTAGGTTACATGAAGATCCAGCTACGTTAACACTCAGTGTCCTAAAATTGGAAAATAGAGAATATACTCGTAACGAAACAGTTAAGGCTAAATTAGAGAAATGGATCAATAGTTGCTTAGAAAGCGATTTAGTAGACATTTTCTCTACAGCAGGCGTTGGAAACAAATACGCATCTGATGCAGTACTTGTAAGATCTATAGGTCAGTACTTAGCGGCTATTAACAACACCTATGACGAAATTACTTTTGCCAGCAGAGAGGAAGCAAGAGATTTTAATAAGATTGTAAATAACATTTTCTTTGAGCGTCCTGACCCAGATAACGAAAATGTCAGAGGATTAGTAAATCTAAAAACTAACTTAGAATTGCAAGTGCGTTCCAGTGTTGCACTAGGTGACAGAACAGTTTCTTATGCAGAACTTAATTCTGCAAGTATTCCAGCAGCCGGCGGCAATATTAATGCTATGACTCAAAGCATAGACGTTTACGATACATTTATTATTGACTATTCAATAACTGACGCAAGCTCTGTTGTAGTGTCTGGTGAAAATTATCAAAGAGTTGGCACAATGTATATTTCAGGAAGATCTGATTTTAACAGCGGTTCTGGTGCAGTAATTTTCCAAGATAATTCTAGTGAAATGATAGACACCGGATTAAGTGGTAATGTAACATTTAACGCATCGATGGTTGGTACCAATATTATATTCAACGTTACTAACGGTATCGGTAGAGACTTGTCGATGAAATATCTCGTTAGAAGATGGAGCGCATTGTAAAGGTTAACAATGTTTCGAAAAACACAAACAGGTTCCGAAAGGTTATCTGTCTGGAGAAAATTTAGACAGGAATTTCCTAAAACAGGAACAGCAGAAGATGTTATTAAAGCATTTTCTACGATAAAATTAGAACGAAGAAGCATTGATTATTATACTCCGGAATCTTGGCCTTCGCCCTTTGAAATAGTAAATGAAGGGTTGCTTTGCCAATCTGGATTGACACTAATTATTGCTAGTACGCTACTAAACCTCAAACTCATAAAAAGCGATCAATATCGGTTTGATGTGGTAAGTAATCACATAACAGGAACTGATGGATTAGTTTTTGTGTTTGAAGGGTTCGTTTATAATTTCCTCCCAGATAGTATAGTAACAGTTGAGTTTTACGAAAGTAACTCAACTAGATTTTCTAGCCACATTATAGTAGCAGATAAACTTGGCTGTTGACTAGATAAGTAAAGTACTGTATAATAGACAAACTAGTCAAAAACAAAGACTCTAAAAACAATAACACGACAGGAAAGATAGTAGATGTCCAAGCCTATTCTTATTTCGAAAAGAGATGGTAACAAAGAGGAACTCAACCTCGATAAAATTCACAAAGTAGTATTTCACGCATGTGAGGGTATTAGTGGCGTAAGTCCTAGCGAAGTTGAAATTAAAAGTCATATTCAATTTTATAACGGCATTAATAGTAGCGATATCCAAGAGACATTAATTAAATCAGCTGCCGATCTTATCACAGAAGAAACACCTAATTATCAATATGTAGCCGGACGTTTAATTGTGTATCATCTACGCAAACATGTTTATGGTGACTTTGAACCTCCTCATCTACTAAAAATTATTAACAACAATATCAAGAAGGGTTTTTACGATTCTGAAATCCTAGAGCTATATTCTGAAGATGACATTAATCAACTTAACGAGTATATTCAACACAGCCGTGACAATATGCTTACCTATGCCGCGATGGAACAATTCCGCGGGAAGTATCTAGTGCAAAATCGTGCAACAGGACAAATTTTTGAAACACCGCAAGTTGCATACATGATGATTAGTGCAACACTATTCAGCAAGTACCCTAAAGAAACACGTTTACAATTTGTTAAAGACTACTACGATGCTATCAGCACTTTTGACATCAGCTTACCTACTCCTGTTATGGCCGGTGTACGTACACCACAGCGCCAATTTAGTAGTTGTGTGCTAATTGAATCAGGTGATAGCTTAGACAGCATTAACGCAACATCTAGTGCGGTTGTTAAGTATGTTAGTCAGAAAGCTGGTATTGGTGTAGGCGCCGGCAGTATTCGTGCTATTGGTTCGCCTATTCGTAATGGCGACGCAACGCACACAGGTGTTATTCCTTTCTTTAAACTATTCCAAGCGGCAGTTAAGAGTTGCAGTCAAGGCGGCGTTCGAGGCGGAGCCGCTACACTATACTATCCTATTTGGCATCTTGAAATCGAGGATATGTTAGTTCTTAAGAACAACAAAGGTACAGAAGATAATCGTGTACGTCAAATGGACTATGGTGTACAGTTTAACAAGCTAATGTATGAGCGCCTAATTACCGGTGGTGACATTACACTTTTCTCTCCACACGATGTTCCAGAAATGTATAATGCATTCTTTAATGATCAAGACAAGTTTAGAGAACTTTATGAAACAGCTGAACGCAATACACGTCTACGTAAAAAGACTGTAAAAGCAATTGATTTATTCAGTGCATTCGTAACAGAGCGTAAAGACACAGGACGTATCTACTTAATGAATGTTGACCACGCTAATACACATGGCGCATTTAAGGAAGACGTTGCACCTATTAAACAAAGTAACCTTTGCTGTGAAATTAACTTACCTACTAAACCTCTAAATGACATTAATGACAGAGAAGGTGAAATCAGTCTTTGCACATTAAGTGCAATCAACTGGGGTAATATTAAGAGCCCAACAGATTTTGAAAAGCCATGTGAATTAGCAGTACGTGCTTTGGACGAACTACTTGATTATCAAAGCTATCCTGTAATCGCCGCCGAACTAAGCACAATGAATCGCAGACCATTAGGCATTGGCATTATTAATTTTGCATATTGGCTAGCTAAGAATGATTCTAATTATCAAAATCCTAAATTAGATTTAGTTGATGAATGGGCAGAAGCATGGAGTTATTATCTAATTAAGGCTAGCGTGAAGCTAGCTCAAGAAAAGGGCGCATGTCCTAAGAGTAACGAAACTAAGTACAGCGATGGTGTTACTCCTAACATGACTTATAAGCGTGAACTAGACGAACTAGTTAAGCACAAAGAGCGCATGGACTGGAAGTCATTACGCAAAGACCTTAAGCAGTACGGTGTACGCAATAGTACGCTAATGGCACTAATGCCAGCAGAAACGTCTGCACAGATTAGTAACAGTACCAATGGCATTGAACCTCCGCGTAGTTATGTTAGTATCAAAGGCAGTAAGCACGGACAATTAAAGCAAGTTGTACCAGGTTATCCGCGTCTTAAGAACAAGTATGATTTACTATGGAATCAAAAGAGTCCGGAAGGGTATTTAAAGATTTGTGCAGTTTTGCAGAAATACATAGATCAAGGTATTAGTGTAAACACAAGTTATAATCCTCAGCACTTTGAGGATGAAAAAATCCCAATGAGCGTATTGTTACAACATATCGTTATGTTTTACAAATATGGTGGAAAGCAATTATACTACAATAACACATTCGATGGCCAAGGTGAAGTAGATGTTGAAAAGCTATCTACTCCCGTTGCTCTTGACAACGCTGTTGTCGAAGAAGATGATTGCGATAGTTGCAAAATTTAAATTAAGTAGGAAAAATTAAGTATGAGTATTTCTGTCTATAACTCTAAAAACACAAGGAATCACACAGACGCTAAAATGTTTCTAGATGACTCGGGTGGAGTCACTATGCAACGCTACGATGTTTTAAAATATCGTCAATTTGATAAAATTACTGAAAAACAGTTGGGCTTTTTTTGGAGGCCTGAAGAAGTTGATATTATTCGTGATGCTAAAGATTTTAAAGACTTAACTGATCACGAACAGCATATTTTTACAAGTAATTTGAAGCGTCAGATTTTACTAGACAGTGTGCAGGGCCGTAGTCCTAACTTGGCTTTTCTTCCTCTAGTTAGTATTCCTGAACTAGAAACATGGATTGAAACTTGGTCATTTAGCGAAACTATCCATAGTCGTAGCTATACACATATCATTCGTAATATCTATTCTGATCCTAGCAAGGTATTTGATGAAATGTCATCAATGCCAGAAATTATCAATTGTGCAGATAGCATTAGTAGAAATTATGACAAGCTAATTGAAATGTCATCTTGGTATAATCTTCTTGGCGCAGGTACACACACTGTTAATGGTAAGAAGGTTGTTGTTGATTTATATGAACTAAAGAAGCAACTATGGTTATGCCTAATGAGTGTTAACATTTTAGAAGGTGTACGTTTTTACGTTAGCTTTGCATGTAGTTGGGCGTTTGCTGAACTAAAGAAGATGGAAGGCAATGCTAAGATTATTAAGCTAATTGCTCGAGATGAAAACGTACACTTAGCAAGCACTCAACAATTACTAAAGTTACTGCCGCAAGATGATGCAGATTTTGTTAAAATTGCTAAAGAGTGCGAAGGACACGCACTAGAAATGTTCATGGAAGCTGTTGAACAAGAAAAGGCTTGGGCCGAGTATTTGTTTAAAGATGGTAGCATGATCGGGCTTAATGCAGAACTACTAAAGCAATATGTAGAATGGATCGCCGCACGTAGAATGCGTTCAGTTGGTCTTACTGCACCTTACAGCACAAGTGCTAGCAATCCTCTACCTTGGACACAAAAGTGGATCAGTGGCGGCGAAGTGCAAGTTGCACCGCAAGAAACAGAAATCACCAGTTATGTTATTGGTGGTACAAAACAAGACGTAACAGAAGACACATTCAAAGGATTCAGCTTATAATATGCTTACATTATATTCAAAAAACAATTGCGCTTATTGCTTACAAGCAAAGGCCTTATTAAAAAATAATGATATCCCTTTTGAAGAAGTGAATATCGAAACAAACACATCAGCAAGAGATTTCATTTTATCTGAAGGACATAGAACTATGCCACAGGTATATAAAGCTGGTAAACTTTTTGTAGAAGGCGGTTTCACCGGACTTCAAAAATTAGGGGTCGACGATATCAAAACAAAATTAGGATTGGGTAGTTTAGGCTCACTATAAAATAGGAAACACACATATGTACAACACAATAGAATTATTAAGCAAAGTAGTTACTTTAAAAACAATCAAAGGCGATGAAATTATTGCCCGCCTTATAGGTGTTGATGAAGAAACAAATACGTTAACATTAGAGTATCCTAAGATTGTTGTTGTCGCTGGCGACACTGTTGTTCTAGCACCCTTTGCACTAACTGCTAGAGCTGATATAGTTATTTCTGAAGCAAAACAATATCTAGCAGTAATGGAATCGATTGAAAGCACTGTTAACGATTATAACGATCTTATCAAAGAGCAAAAACAGCTAGAAAAAGAAGATGCTGAAGAAACGGCATAAATAAGAATATGCCAGCACTAGGTTTAGTAACAAAAAGTTTAGTAGGACCAGGTACCGATCTGGGTCCTGGCGCACCTACAGTATTCGCAGAAGGCCTGAATGTTAGTGTTGTCGACGATACCGTGAGCCCTCACGGTGCAGCACCGCACACAAAATCTATTATCAAAACCGGCAGCGGTACAGTATATGCAAACGGTAAGCGTGTGGTAGTAGCACAAATAAGTGTAGCGTCTTGCGGACACATTGTAAATACCGGTGCAGGAACAGTATTTGTAGGTTCATAAGGTTTTATTGTGGTTCAACTGATATCAGTTAAAGGTCCCCACGCAAGACAACCTCATAGCCCAATCCGTGTACAATGGAACATGGGCAATCAATGCAACTTTACATGTGAATATTGTCCTCCCGTTTTACATGACGGGACAAAACCATGGTTGCCTTTAGAATCATATATAACTGCGGTTGACCGTATATGCAGTCATTACGCTGATATAGGTAAAAGTGTACACTTTGAACTTATTGGTGGCGAAGTAACAGTCATGGCTGGCTTCGAAGATATTATACGCAAAATTAATGAATATGGGTGTAGTAGTGTAGCATTTACTAATGCTAGCCGTACAATTAATTGGTGGAGCAAAGCAAAACATTATCTCAATGGTGTAGTTATAACATGGCATCCACAGAGCATGGATAAACAGCATTTAATTGATGTTATTAACGAAATCAAAGATTATGTCAACATAGATATTAATATTGCTGGCATTGGAGGCAGAGTTGATGAGCTTGGTAACACAGTTGAGGAATTACGTGAACTGTTTAAAGACTGCCAAAAAAATAACTATAATAATGTAAGTATCTGCGTAAAGACTATGTATAAAAAGTTACTTGGTCGCGATAGTAAACAAGAAACATATTGGCCTTATACTGACTACGAACTAGAAATTATTAAGAGACCAGGCATTAAACCTATACCAATGCCAATGCCAAATCCAGATCAACCTGTGTTTGAGCCAGACCCAAGAGATTGGATGACAGAATTTTTATATGATAACGGCGAAGCAAAATATGTACAAAGCCATCAAATTATAAATGAGGGCTTGAATAAGTTTAAAGGTATGAGTTGTTATTTAGGATTCGAAAGTCTTACTATTGATGCAAGCGGCGACATCTATAGTAGTTGGTGCGGTGCCAAACATTTTGGTAATATAGCTAAATTAGAAAGCTGGGAGTTACCAAAGAGCTTAACAGTATGTCCTTATGACTTTTGTAATAATATATCAGATATCGCTATTAGTAAGATTGGCTAAGATATCTAAAATATCTTTATTGTAAATATTATTTTTTTCATCAAGATATAAAAGAATTTTATTTATAGCTGAAAGTACATATTTAAATTCTTCTCGTATTGATCCTCTGTCTGTAATGTTAGTAATAGATAGATTCCAATCTGTGCATAATGCATTAGAAAAAATCTGATGTAATGCAAACGAAGGAAATACATCACCCGTTACACTTATACTGATATCATTATCATAAGTGTGCTTTTCTACAAGTTTATAAACTGTTGGATTGTTTAATATATTTCTACCTTCTATAGGTTTTACAAATTGTACTAAACTGTTGTATCCAAGCACAGTTTTATGTAAACTATTTGTTTGGTTACTGATATTTTCTTTATTAGCATACACGTCATATAACCACTTTCCTTTACTATCTACAATAGGCGAAAATCCGTCAGGATGGATAGATACACCGTTATTAATTTTTAAATTACAATTTATAGAGTTACAAAAATCTGTTATTTCAGCTAATTGATGTAGATTGTGGTTGTATGTATAAAACTCTATTTGCACACCACACGATAATTTTTTTAAATTGCTACTAATTAAATCCCAATCAGAATCTAACACAATTTTATCACATAATTCGTTTATTCCAAATAGAGGTACTACAACGAATGATTTTTTATTGTTTAAGGTATCGATAATACTATCATTATTAAAATTTAGATTTGTATTTACAATACTTTTGCCTGTTTCTATTTTATATAAAATTTCTATAAAATTACTATGTAAGCAAGGATCGCCGAAAATGGATATAAAGTTAGTGGTCTCTGTTAACTTACTTATGGTACTTAAAACAGTATCTGTATCTAATTCTAAATCAGGATAATTTCTTCTTCCAAATCGATGTTGTATCCACTGTGCTTGTGGGCCTACAGCATTGTATATATTGTTTTTAGTTGTGAGATCTATATTAATCATAAAAAAACCGTGCTAAGTATTTAACACGGTTTTTTTAATTTGAAACAAAAAAATGATATTATTTTTGTTGAGAGGATGGAGCTACCTGGAAAGAAACAACTTCATCATACAAATTGTTTTCTGCATCATAGTAATATTGAATAGCTTCTTCTAACTCTGAATCGGCACTATTATATAATCCAATCGAGTATTCTTCTACTACTGTTTTACCCGATACAGTACCAGCAATACCAAACAAGTATATGCCTGGCGCTAACGATTCATCAACCGCAGAAGTATTAACAGTTAAAATACCTGTTGTAAAATCAAGTGTTGCCCAAGTTGGTAATGGTGCGAAATCTAGAGTTCTAAAATCTTCGCCTAACTCTAAATTAAGCTCTAAGTCTTTAGTTGCAGTCTGGCCTCTTTGAATGTTTAAAATTCTTCCGGAAGGTAAATTACCTAGTGAAGCCTGACCAATTAATGAAACTGTTACAAGTGATTTATATACATTTGCTGATGAAGTAGGTGCATTTGGATCAAACGTTAAAAGATTTGCACCTACAAGATGGCCTTCTTGCAGAATAATTTCTTTAATTTGACTTGAAGTCTTAGTTGGTTGTAAGTTAGCCCATTGGATTGCAGCCCCGGCAGCGATTGCTGATGCTACACTTGTTCCTGATATTTCATTATAAGTATCCACACCACCGATTCCCGCACACGATACACTAACACCTAAGGCGAAAATATCTAGAGCAGCACCATAGTTATTAAAATATGCTGTTGTTGGATTAGACCAAGGTACGTTTGTGAACGAAGTAACTACATAATCAGAATCCATAGCGCCAACTGTGATAACAGAATTTACCCCAGCTGGAGAATAATTATCAACATCGGATCCGTCATTACCAGCAGCGGCAACAACAACTAGATTGCTAGCATTCATTTCTGTAATCTTGTTGTCTAAGAAATTGTTTTTTGGTGTTACCCAAGGCAAGCAAACAACTTTTACTTTAGTTGAATCGTTTGCAATATGATGAGATAGAACAGCATCTAATGCATTTAAAATTTCGCCAATTGTTATACTTCCAGAACTAGTGTCAAATAATTTAATTACGTGTAAGACAGCGTTTTTAGAAATACCCTGTGTATTACCGATAATTAAACTAGACATAGCTGTTCCGTGACCGGAATTATCATCAAAGTTTCCAGCAAAGTTACTGTATAATAAGTTAACGTTTCTTCCATCAAATTGTTCATGCTCGCTGTAGATACCAGTATCAACAATATATACATGACCTGTGGCACCATTATCTAAAGGCTGATATACAGCATTCTGTGCACCTGGTGTGCTTGTGGATGCTAGGTGCCCTAAGTGGTTTTGGTTCAAATTTTGTAATGTTACTACAGTGGTAGCGTTTGTTTCAATTGATTCATCGATCCCGCTAATACTAGCAAGTTGTTCGGAAGTTGCTTCAACATCAAAAGTCAGTGAAAAAGTATATGCTTTAACTATAGCAGCACCAGACGATTCTATAGCCGCTTGTGCGGCCGCCTGGTTGGCGTATACTCCTGAATTTAGTGCGATTAAATATCTAGCCATTTGTGCTCCATAATATGGTTATTTTACCAACAAATTTATATAAGTATTTATCATACTTAGGAGTTTTAAGTGATAGAAAAGAGCGCGAAGCATTATTATAGCGGATTTGAGTTAGATTACAACAATAAGACATTTGAAATATTGTTTGACGAACAAGACAATGCAACATTAATGTCCGTATGGGAAGAAGAATTTAAGCAATTTACTGATGTAAATCTGTGTTTAAGTGGCGGTATAGACAGTCAGTTTTTACTTTACGTGCTGACAACTTTAAAAAAGAATGTAAAGATTTATATTTTTTCATGGCTTTGGGAAGATTGTGTTTTTAACAGCCCTGACGTGCTACATGCTATTAGGTTTTGTAAAAAGCATAATCTAGATTACACTAATATAGATATTGATTATAAAAAATTCGTAAATACCGCCCAGCTGTTAGGTACGTGTAAGAAATACAAAACTAATAGTCCCCAGATCGCACTGCAATTGCATATGCTTGATTTTATTGAAAACAACAATACTACATTTTTAGGTGCAGATACATCTTTGATGCAGTTTGATTTTAAGAATAATAAAGGTTCTGTGACGGGCATAAATTATCAATTTTTTGCTACCATGCCTTTTTTAAATTATTGCAATATTAATAACAGACTTGTAATTAAAGATATTTTTAAAATGACGCCGCTAACACACTACCTGTCTTACAAACAATTTATAGAAACCACTAAAAAATATAAGCTCGTATACCCATGTGATTCAGCAAGTGAAACAGTAATGTCAATACAACCTATAAAAAAACTACAGTATGATGATTTAGGTGCTGACAATTACATCATGGAACCTTTGTTAAAGAACACTGGATTTGAAATTTTAAAAATGCACTTAGCTAAGGAGTCGGGGATATATAATCAGTATGATATGCTTTATAGATTTCCTTTACTCGTATCACTAAATTCTGAAGATTGGTACACAGATCTGCGAAAGTTTAAAGTAAAAATTAGACACCCTGCAATGAAGTCATTTTTAACAGAGTACGAAGAGTTTTGTATGTCGGCTACTGATTTAAAGCAAGTGAACATATATAACTTTATTTTATGATAAATATTATTAACGCCTTAGGACCGTGGTAGTTTCTACCTCGCAGGCGTCAACAGCGGGAACTGCTGGGCAACAAATGATTCGCTACCATTTGGGTCAGAGTGCCATTAATCATTAATCATTAAATATGTAGATTACTATACTGCCCAAAACGTATAAATATTACATAAGTAATTTTGGGAGTAACAAAAAATGTCGAATAAGACCCCATATGAGATAAGATTGGACCTGGTTAAAGAAGCCAGAGAAATCTTGCAGGCTAAAGCTAAGAACAACGAAGATATGCCAAGCACCGAAGATATTCTAGCAGAAGCCGAAAAACTCAATGAGTTCGTTAGTAAAAAACCTAGCGAAAGATAATAAAAAATAAACTTCTTTTTAAATAGGCACAGTGTGCCTATTTTTTTTGTCTTTTAAAACCTGTGTTATAAATATTTTCACGCCCACTTAGCACAGCGGTAGTGCAACTGATTTGTAATCAGTAGGTCGGGAGTTCAAATCTCTCAGTGGGCACCATGATCATGAGGTATAAAATAATGAAGATCTTAGCAATGGTAGCAGTACTAGCCATAAGTTCTGCCACTGCATATGCAGTCGATAGAGTGGCAAGATTTGATCTAAATGCAGACGGAAAAGTGTCTTATGAAGAATTGACAAGTTTCTGTAAAGTTAGAAAAAGTCTGTTTGAAGTAGCTGATAAGAACAATGACGGATATCTATCAAATAAAGAAATGAGAGATTCTAAATCCTATCTTTTTAATAGCTGTCAGATCTAATTATTGTAGAAATACAATTGGGGGTTATTTTATACCAATAAGAACAATGTTCTTTGATCTAATAAAATAAGTAGATATAACATACACAGGAAATACACTACACATGTCAACAAATCGTAATCAGCGTCGTCAAGCTGCCAAAGCAGAAAAGAACGCTAACCCAGTTCAAGAAACAACACAGAATAATCCACCATCTACCGACGATATTATGTATCGATTGTTAGATGCAAAGATCGAGATACCAGTAGGCTTACTGAGACAGAAGCACATTTTCATTGCTACACCTTGTTATGGAGGTCAAATCGGTGAACCGTACTTCCGTAGCATGATGCGTCTAGCAATTTTGTGCAATAAATATGAAATCAAATATACAATTAGCACACTAGCTAACGAAAGTTTGATTACTCGTGGACGTAATACGCTGGTTAGTTTCTTTATGGAAAATCAAGAAGCTACTCACTTGTTCTTTATTGATGCTGATATTGAATTCCAACCAGAAGACTTGTTACGAATGGTAGCATATGATAAGCCTATTACAGTCGGTGCTTATCCTAAGAAAGCTGTTAACTGGGATAGTATTTTAGCTGCCGCTAGAAATCCTGATCTAGACGAAGATGCCAACAGTATCGAAGGACACAGTTCAAATTATGTTGTTAACTTTGATTTCCTAACCGATGAAAACGGTAACCGCACACCACAGGTACAGATTGTCGACAATCTTGTACGCCTGAAAGATGCAGGTACAGGCTTTATGTGTATTAGAAAAGATGTAATTCAGCAAATGATGGATGCACATCCGGAGCTCAAATACAACAATGACATTAATGTTGATAAGAAGTTTGAACCCTTTATGTACGCATTGTTTGATACAATGATTGATCCAGAATCACGTAGATACCTAAGCGAGGATTACACATTCTGTCGCTTGTGGCAAATGATGGGCGGACAGGTATATTTAGATCCACGTACAGCACTTAACCACGTTGGTCACTACACATTCCGAGGCAACATTCGTAAGTTGTTTACCGGAGAAAACAAGCACAATAGGAAACCAGCAGTATAATGACTAAGTCAACTATTTCTGTATTACTACCAACTCGTGGTAGAAGAGAAGTTTTAAAGAGCAGTTTAGAGTCACTAATCTCTAAAGCAAGTGATCCAGAGCATGTTGAATTACTGCTTGGTATCGACGATGATGACGAAGGTGTAAAAGAGTACATCGAAAAAGAAATCGCCCCAATGTTGCGAGAGCATCGGGTAGAGTGTAGAGCTAATATTTTTAAACCACTAGGTTATGAAAATCTTCATGTGTATGTTAATACACTTGCAGGCAGTGCAACAGGCGAATGGCTTTTCTTTTGGAACGATGACGGGGTAATGGTAACTGAAGGTTGGGACGATGTGATTCGTAGCTATACCGGACAGTTTAAACTCTTGGCACCACACGATAATCACGACGGACATCCTTATGCGATCTTTCCTATTGTGCCAAGAGATTGGTTTACACTAATTGATCACCTAAGTCAGAATGCACAGAATGATGCATGGCTAAGTCATATTGCTTATATGCTCGATATTTTCGAGCGTATTGATGTTGAATTTATTCATGACCGAGCAGATATCACTGGTAACAATAACGATCCCACTTTCCAAAATCGTAAGTATATGGAAGGTAATCCAACCGATCCCAAAGACTTCGGACATCCTAGTATGCAACAAGCTCGCGTAGCAACTGCATATAAGATTGCTTGGTTCTTGAATAAAATCGGACAACATAGCGATTGGTGGGACAACGTTGTTGCCGGCAAGCAGGATCCATTTGAAAAAATGAAATGGACAGCAAATGTCAAAGGTGCTGGCCAGTTAAACGCTGTTAATAAAAATAAGATTTCTGACGAAGAAACTATCACTTTGTAACTTGACATTGCATTAATCGTATGCTATTATATGCATATGATTAATGCAAATGTCTATCCCATTACAGTTAACAAGGAAGCAAATATATTTGTTTTCAACTTAACTTCTGAAATTGACAGCAACAAGATTGCTAACGATGTATTAACATTTAAAGATCAATTTCCAGAAAGAAATAAATCAAACATAATAGGCTGGCACAGTGGGTATTTTGCTCACAAGCAAAGTCACGTCTTTGACGAATTAATCAAACTAGTAGAGAGTAAAGCTACTAGTGTAGTTAATGATCAAGATTTCAACATTTCTGTTGTGCAGAGTTGGGCTGTTGTTTATGAAAAGGGGGACGGAGCCGCTAAACATTCTCATTCAGACACGCTTATATCAGCGGTCTTTTATGCAGATGTAGAAGCAAATGCAAGTCCTTTAAAGTTTGAGAATGGTTTAACTATTTTACCTGAAAAAGGTATGTTGGTTATTTTTCCGGGTTGGGTCAAGCACGAAGTACCTCCAATGAGATTTAATAGTAAGCGCATAGCAATTGCGTTTAATTTGAACTGTACACTTAAAACATTTGAGGAAAGAATGTAATGACTACACATGCAATGATTGATATTGAAACATTAGGCACTAATACTGATTGTGTAGTTCTTAGTGTTGGTGCAGTAAAATTTGATCCATATACTCTAGCAGAACCACATTCTAAAACACTCTGGCGTCCAGGTGTTGACGAGCAGTTAAAAGCTGACCGTAGTGTTGACCAAGGCACACTAGAGTGGTGGAGCAAGCAAGCTGAACACATTCGTGAAGAAGCATTCAGCGAATTTGGGCGTGTTGACCTAGACATGTTCTTTAAAGACATTAATCGCTACCTAGTTGGTGTAGATAAGATTTGGTGCCAAGGTCCACAGTTTGATATGGTTATTCTTGAGGATTTGTTTCGACAGTTTGACCATCATCGTAACTGGGCGTACTGGCAAGTTTGTGATTGTCGCACAATCTTTAACATGATGCCTATAGATCCACGTAAAGCAATTCAGCAAAACCTACACAGTGCAGACGAAGACTCATACTGGCAGGCAGTATGCGTTCAACGAACCTTTAAACATTTTGGAGTGCAATCACGATGAATGACGATGATGATAATATGACATTTGCTATTGGTCACGGCGCAGCCGCCAGTGATACTATTACAATTACCGCAGATGATAACAGCACAATTGATTTGAGTGATATTAAAATTAATGCTAGTCCTTTTCCAAATAAATTCCAGTGGAACGGATTAGGCGGCGGCCCCGGATGGGCCAGTGTTATTGATTCTTTTAAGTCTACTACTGAGACTAAAAACTCTGTAGTATACGATTTAGACATTGATCCTTTAGCGGCCATTATTGAAATCAAAGCTGAAGGACGCTTCCCTGATATCGAACTTATTAAGCGTCACATTCCTTCTAAAGAAACTAACGAATATGCACAGACAATTCGTGAATACTTCCTCGACAAGGTTGTAACTCAGAAATTAAGCAGTACATATCGCGATACAGATTTCAAACGCGATATGGTTAAAGCACTTAAACTAAGTGGTAAGCAAGTTTTAGAAGAACATCATATTAAGTTGTTGTACCGGATGCCTGATTTTTACAAAGAAGACATTTTCTTAGATACTATTGTAGAAAATAACCGTTCATATCCAACTAACAGCAGAGAAACACTTAAAAATGTTTCGCTTACTTATATTGGTAGCCTTAATTTTTATCGAAGAGGATATCGTGCTAAGAACTTCTACTTTAAGAATTCAGAAGGTTTTGTGTTTTTGATTAGCTCGTCTAATTCCACTAACCTACTTCCTATCACTAAGATTTTTAATCAGATTAAAACTATGGTAGTATCAGGTACAGCGAATTCTTCAAAGCTCAAAGGACACGATTTTAACATAATTACGCTAGAACATAAATATAATGTAGAGGAGTTTACATTTTGACATGGACGAGCAAACAGGCAAAGAACTTCAAGAAGATTTTGCATATATTATCAATGCAGAAAAAAACTTAGGATTAGAAACTGGCAACAGTAAGATGACTTTTCTCTTTCAACATGGTGGCACAGTATCTAGGTTTTATTCAGACGATAGAATTGAAGCTACACTACCAAAAGATAAAAAATATTTAAAGTTAAAAGCTAAGTATTTTGGAAGTGTTGAAAACAAAGTATGGTTATTTTATCCTTTAGAGTATAAAAAATACCTTGACAAAAGTACAAAATCTTAATGTGTGGTAAATTTTGACAGACTACGAAAAAGACGTTGCAACTGAGTTGAACGATGCTTTAAATTTCTCGGCATATCCTAATCTAAAAGGACAAACAGTCCAGTGGATTAGTGATGATAATGAGGAGAAGTTTAACTATAACCTAACTAATCACCGTAGTAAGTTATTAGAAACAGGAATTTCTAACACTGATATCACATACTCTATTAACTCAAACGGATTTAGATCTCCAGAATTTGAACCGGGTGAGTGGATTGCAGTAGCAGGCTGTAGTTTTACTTTTGGAGTAGGTGTTCCTTTAGAACATACGTGGTCTAAAATTGTTGCAAATCATTTAGGCTTACAATGTGCTAATCTAGGCAAACCTGGCGCCGGACCAGATACATGCTTTCGTATGTGCTATCATTGGCTACCTAAGTTACAACCAAAAGCATTAATTTATTTTGAGCCTCCCCCAGGTAGGTTTGAAATACTCAATTCAACTGTTAAAACAACCAAAGATTCAGGTTTGCACTACGCTAATATACGAACAGTTAGCGAAAAGAAATTTTCAATTTATGCATACTGGTCTAGAAATTTTTTAAATTTTGAATTGAACTATATTAAAAATAAACTAGCTATACAATATATCTGCGAAAATCTAAATATCCCTATGTATTCGTATAAAGTATACAAGGACATTCAGTTTGATAATATGTCTAGAGATTTGCAACACTCGGGCATCTTGGCTAATAAAGATTTTGCAGAAAAAATTTGTCGAGAACATTTTTAAATAATTTCTTGACAAAAATATAAAACAGTGTATAATGAAACAATAAATAAAGCGTTACAAAATCTGCCCGTAGCTCAGCTGGATAGAGCAACGGACTTCTAATCCGTAGGTCGGGGGTTCGAATCCCTCCGGGCAGGCCAGACAACCGAGGGAAAGACGAGGGCAAGGACTAGACGGGGCCAGAGATGTGTTGAAAACCTTGAAAGAGGTGGCTTCGTGAGGTGCAGTATCAGTAGATACAACTCGACAAAACGAGTGCGGGGTTTAGTCCATTTAATTGCGTAGAATGTATGTTTTAGTATTAAATAGTTTTATGTCCGCGTGGTGAAATAGGTAGACACAAGAGACTTAAAATCTCTCGCGAAAGCGTCCCGGTTCGAGTCCGGGCGCGGACACCAGTTTAAGGAATAGAAATGTCAGCTGAAGTTGCATTAATAATTGGTTATGTTGTTGGGTCGATTGTTACAGGTCTAATGGCATACAAGCACGGCGTTATTCGTGGCTCGGGTGTTACTATAGACATTCTAGTTTCTAAAAACTTTGTTAAGTGGCGTAAAGTAAATGGAGAAATCGAAATCCAACCCCTAGATAGTAAAGATTAGAGGATACCCTATTGGCACAGTTTCACAAGCACCTTATTATTCGTGCAGAAGTAAATAAACCAGCAGTTGATGCAGACTACATTTCACAAACATGGATGCCTAAACTAATTGACAGAATTGGCATGAAAACATTAATGGGACCATATGCTACTTATTGTGATGTTCCCGGAAACCGCGGTTTAACCGCGGTTACTATTATCGAAACAAGTCATATTGCTATGCATATTTGGGACGAACAAGAACCCGCTATGCTACAACTAGATGTATATACATGTGGTCCATTAGACCCGTATGACGTTGTTAACTCGTTACAAGAAATGGGTCCCGATTGTATTGAAATGAAGTACCTAGATAGAGAACACAATCTAGTTGAAATTCCTTTACCAAATGAAGATAGTTAAAAAAGTACTAACCCTTGGATCGCTGTTTACATATCCAAAAGTTGAAGGCACAATAATTCCTGATACTTTAAAAGAGATTACAGATGAAATTATAGACAGACGCGAAGAAATATATCCGGGTTCTAAGTCTGTTGCTGATGATAGCGATTATAATTATATAAAAACTGACTGGAATACCTACCACGATTATGTGTGTATGGATCTTTTTCCTAAGCTAAGATTTTTATTTCCTTATATAGCAGAATCTTTAGATATGGTAGGTGACAGTTACAAGGATTATTACTTTAAAAGTTGGATCAATATCTGGCCTAACAAGCAGAGTATAAATCCTCATATTCATTACGGTCAGTGGCACGGCTATTATGTATTACGTGATACTGGTACAGAAACTTATTATACTGATGGTATTCACCCTACTAATAGAACTGTTGTACCTTTATCTAATTATGATGGGCATTATGTTTTTATGCCGGCAAATGTATTACATTGGGCACAAAAAAATCCCAAGAAAGAACTGCGTCTAAGTATGGGCTTTAACTTGTCTAGCTGGGACGAAGTTCTACGGGAAGAAAAAGAAAACGCAGAAAACAGAGGAAGTAAAATTAGAAAAGTTGTACTACCACTCAAAGATTACATTTAGATTAAAAACACTCGTTTTAATAAAAAACTAATAAATATGTGTACAGGACCTATACAGGTCATCTACCCCGAGACTACACATATGATCAAAGAAGCTGACGCCAGCATTTTGCCTTTCCTTTCAGACGACCCTGTTCGTCCTAATATCCCACACCACATTAGACTAGCTGACAAAAACAAAGTTTTTTGTTACTATGAATCTGAAGAAGATACACAACCTAAAGCAATAGTATGTACTGCTTTTAGGGACTATGTTCCTACAGACGAAAATGATATATTAGAAACCAAGGAATCAGAAAAAGGCACAATTTTAACTCTTTATACTATTTGGTCGTATGCTGCCGGCACAGGGCGTAAGTTAGTCTTTGAACTTATGGATCATGTTAAAAATTCGTTTACTGAGATTGAACGCATTGTTACCCTAAGTCCTAAAACAGAAATGGCTAGAAAATTTCATACTAACAACGGCGCTGTTCAAATACAGGAAAACGATACCACAATTAACTACGAATACACTATCAATAAAAAATAAAAGCGTATTTAAATGTCGGTAAATAGTAGTATGAGCGAAATCCATACTAAACATTATAAACACTGGAACGAATTACCTATAAACAAAGATACTGCATGTCAGTTCAAATGGACATGGAGTACTTTGTTTTTAAATTTTGGCACTACTAGTAGCTGCCATCGCTGTAAACATTGGCCTGTAACAGTTGATACAATCGAGGATTTCCATAACGTCCCTGGTAAACTGCAAGATCGAGAAAAGATGTTGCAAGGCCAGTGGCCTGGCAATGGTTGCGAATATTGTAAAGTAGTAGAAGACGTAGGTGGTATAAGTGAGCGCAAGGCTTACATCAAAGACTTACCTATGCTGCCTCCAGAAATGCAGTTTGAGCCTAAATCTACATCTGTAACACCTAGACTGTTAGAAGTCTATTTTAGTAATCTGTGTAATCAAGCCTGCACCTATTGCAGTGCTAAGTTTAGCAGTGTTATTCAAGCAGAAAACGAACGCCACGGTGAAATTCTAAAAGATGATTTGGAAGTATTTAAATGGCCTAATAATCCAGACTACGAAATCATGCGTGAGAAGTTTTGGAACTGGATGGATAAGTACGGTAAGGAATTATACAAATTCCAGATACTTGGCGGCGAGCCTCTATACCAACCTGAGTTTGATCGTTGCATTGAATGGTTCGATAAAAATCCATGCCCTAATTTAGAGTGGCACATCTTTAGTAATCTAAAACATAAAACTGAACGATTAGAAAAACAGCTAGATCAAATCGAACGACTTATTGCTGACAAGAAGTTAAAGAGCTTCCAAGTAGTTGCTAGTATGGATTGCTGGGGCGATGAAGCTGAATATGCACGTTACGGCATGGACTTAGAGCAATGGGAAAGAAACTTCCTTCTATTACACAACAAGCGTTGGGTCAAGCTACAGGTTCATAGTACTATTACTTCCTTAACTACACCCACTATGTGGAAGCTATACGATAATATTATTAAGTGGGAAGACAATCAAATTATGCCTTGGGGTAAGCCTAAACCAATCTTTTATAGTTGGAACACTATTCAAGATCCCAAATGGATGAATCCTAGTATTTTTGGCGACTATTGTGTACCCGAGATTGATCAACTTTTAAGAACTTTAGAAAACCGAGATAAAACATTTAATAGAGATATTTCTTATTTAGAAGGAATACGAACTCAATTAGTAACTGCAAAACCAAACAAGTACGAAATGTATCGTTTTAGGTCTCACTTAGATGAATTAGATAAACGACGTAAGTTGGATTGGAAAGCCATATACCCAAGATTAGCGGAATATATTAATCTTCAGTTACACGATTACGTTTTTGAGAGTAAGAAAGGGCAGTGATGCCCAATTCTTACTTGACATCTTTAAATTCATTTGCTATAATAAGATATAATTTAACTGTTTAAGGTGGCAAATGACCAATCCCTGGCAAATTATTAAAGATTTGGAAACACATAATCTGCGTACCAACAAGGAGCAGATTATTGATGCTAATCGAGATAATGTAGTATTTTTAGAAGGTTGCCGATTGGCATTAGACCCAATGATTACATTTGGTCTTAAACAAATTCCGGAGAAAACAAATGAAGATGGTCCTGGGTTGGATTGGGATAGTTTTACTCTCGCTCTTACTGGTTTCGTTACTCGCAACGTCACCGGCAATACAGCTCGCGATATGGTAACAACAATGATGAACTCTGCTACACAAGAGCAGTGGAATCATTGGTATCGTCGTATCCTTATCAAGGATCTACGCTGTGGCGTAAGTGAAAAGACTATTAACAAAGTAGTTAAGGGTGCTATCCCTATTTTTGAATGTCAGTTAAGTCATGACAGTGCTAACCATGAAAGCAAAGTATGCGGCAAGAAAATGATCGAAGTAAAACTGGATGGTGTGCGAGTCTTGACCGTAGTATATCCAGATGGGCGAGTGGACCAGTTCAGTCGCAATGGCAAGGAGTTGTTAAACTTTGGACACATCAAAGAGCAGTTCGCAACAGTAGCGAACAAGTTGAGCTCACCGACTGTTTTCGACGGGGAGATTATGTCCAGCAGTTTCCAGGACCTGATGAAACAGGTTCACCGCAAGGAAAATGTAACAGCCGGTGATGCTGTGTTGCACTTGTTTGACATCATCCCACTTGATAAGTTTCAAGAGGGTAAGTTTGCAGTTAAGCAAAGTGGCCGTACAGCATGGCTCAAGCAATGGTACGAAGAAAACATGACCAAGTTGCCTAACGTAACTGTACTTGATCATGCAGTAGTTGACCTTGATACTGACTATGGACAGAAGTTGTTTTCTATGTATAACAAGAGTGCAGTAGAAAATGGTTACGAAGGTATCATGATTAAGGACTTGAATGCAGCCTATGAGTGCAAGCGTAGTACAGCATGGCTCAAGCTCAAGCCCTTCATTGAAGTTTCATTGGAGGTAATTGAAATTGAAGAAGGCACTGGAAGAAACGTTGGAAGACTTGGTGCATTTGTATGCTCCGGCGACGACGACGGAAAACGTATTAAAGTTAACGTTGGGTCTGGCTTTAGTGATTCTAATAGAGATAGCTTTTGGGCTAGCCATGTTGAGAATGATAATATTGTAGGACAAATTGTTGAAGTCCGAGCAGATGCTGTTACACAAAATCAAGACGGCTCATATAGTTTGCGCTTTCCTCGCTTCCTACGTTTCCGTGGCTTTGAGGCTGGAGAGAAACTGTAATGACATATGTTGTAACAGAGGCTTGTATTAAATGCAAGTACACTGATTGTGTTAGTGTATGTCCTGTTGATTGTTTTTACGAAGGTGAAAACATGCTGGTCATTGACCCGGACAGTTGTATCGATTGTGCGCTATGCCAACCTGAATGTCCTGTTGATGCTATATACTCTGATCATGACATTCCAGGAGATCAGAGATTTATGATTGAACTCAACAGTGATTTAAGCAGAGCGTGGAAAGATCGTAATATAACAACGAAAAAAGATCCTCTACCAGATGCAGAACATTGGGCTAAGATCACAAACAAAAAAGATTATATGAGGTAATATATGTTAGATGTAGTTGATGCAAAAGATTCCGTACTTAACAGCGTAGCAAACGTTGATCCTTTTAGTACAGATATTGTATGGAAAGATCGCGAAAGCGAAATGTTTGAACTTATGGAACGTCGATTTGGACTCGGCCTTGCCGCGCCACAAATTGGTGATCCTTATCGAATGTTTGTTATGAAACACAGTCAACATGGTCTTATTGGTGTTTATAACCCTGCTATTGTAGAAACTATCGGATCAGTTTCTATGGAAGAAGGCTGTCTTACGTTTCCTTTACTTTACATGGTTATGACGCGGCCCGAAACAATTAAGGTTCGTTACACTAAAACTGATGGTGTAACTGTAGTAGAAGAAACACTAAGCGGCATTGATGCACGTTGTTTCTTGCATGAATACGATCATCTACAAGGTGTACTGTTTGTTAACCTAGTCAGCGATTTAAAACTTAAGATGGCTATAAATAAACGTAATAAGCGTTACGACAAGTTATCGCGAGCATTAGCTAAACGATGAGATAAGGATGGACTATCCGTTCTATGTTAATAACTTTGACCGTGTTCAAGATCATGCTGTAAAATATCCTCTGGTAACAAAGATATTTGAGCATCCGGTTTCATTCTGGTACGGTCAAAGAAACGGCAAACCAGTAAAACATTTAGAAAAGAGCTTGGCAAGATTGTTCCGTAGAACACTGCCGGCTCTTCCTGTGTTTGTACTGTACAACTTACCTAATCGCGACATGGGGCACTATAGCAAAGGTGGTGCCGGCAGTGCTGCCAGCTACTTAGAGTTCATTGAAAGTTTTGCGTTAGGTGTTGGTGAACTAGCACCTATTGTTATATTTGAACCTGATGCACTGCCGCATAGTACGCAAATGGAATCAAGTGATGCACATTGGCGTAAGAATCTAATGCGCGAAGCATTAACCATTATTACATCTAAGACTAACGCAATAGTGTATGTAGACATCGGCCATAGCAATTGGCTCAGTCCAGAAGAAGCAGGCAAACTACTTAACAGCGTATGTGTACAGGGTGTAAGGGGCTTTAGCGTCAATGTAAGTAACTTCCGTACTACAGCAGAGTCTGTTAGTTGGGCAGAACGTGTAGGCGAGTACACTCAGTACAATCACTACGTAGTCGATACTAGTCGCAATGGTAATGGACCATATGGCAATGAATGGTGTAATCCACCTGGACGAGCAATTGGACAAGCACCCACAACTAACACTGGGGAACCATTATGCGATGCATACCTATGGATTAAAATTCCTGGTGAAAGTGACGGGACAAAAAATAACGGGCCAAGAGCTGGTCGCTTCTGGCCCGTTTATGCAGAACAGTTAGTTCTTAATACTAGTTGGATTAGCTAACACCGCTTGGATCGGTATTGTCTTGTACGTTTGGAGTAACAGATACTTCATCGCCAGGATTGTTTAATTCAGCTTCTAAGTAATGCTTTGCTGTGCTGATATAGTCACCAGCACGAACAATTTTAGATGTCCACCACTGTGGAAGATCACCGTTCGGTACTTCTTTTAGCATCTTGTGCAGTTCAACAGCATACTTACCAATCTTATAAAGCTCTTGACGTAGCATGTCTGGTTCGTCATCTACATGACCAACCACAGTCTTTACAACTTCATCACCTGTTTCAGGTTCTTCTTTTAAGATACCTGCTAGTTGTTGTAGTCTTGTTAAATCGTTCATTATCTTAAACCTGCTAGTTTGCGTAGTTCTGCTAAGGCAGCTTCCATTGCATTGACTGATGTTGACTCAACTGCTTCATTCTTAGAAACAGCATATGGATTAACTGCTTCGCGTGTATCAGCATCGCTGTTACCGTAGTCGTTGTCTAATTGATCAGCAACAATGTCTAGGATCTTTTCAAAGTCATCGTCTGGATGTAAGTGATGATCGATTGCTACGTCATCGTACATTTGCTGAATAATTTTAGCAGCGGTAGCTTCTGCCGGAGTCTTTGGATTAGTCATTACATCGTAGCAATCTAGTTCACCGGAACCGCACTGTGCTAGTACTTGCTCAGCTTCCGTGCTAAAGCCTTCTTTAACATCATCATCTTCCGCATCTTCGGCTGCGTCTTTCATTGATTCTTCTTCGTCACCGTCCTTATCTAGGTCTAAGAAGTCTGGCTTTGATTCTTCAATGCCATAGTCATTGCGGATGCTGGCTAAGTCTACTGATTCACGCTTGAACTCATCTTCTTCGTCATCGATGTCCATATCTTTATAAGCTGGACTATCATCACCTGCTTTAAGGGCCATGTTCTTAACAGCATTGACTGTTAAATCTAGAACAAACTGCTTTAGGTCTTTTGGAAGACTTGCAATACCAATATCCTTTTGGTTCATGATCTGCATAATATCACTTAGCTTTTGACCAACTGCTAGACTGTTATCATCTTTAGGATCTAGTCTTTCACTGAATTCAGACATCAGTGCTTCAGGAGAGCGTAGTAGTGCCTGGATAAACTGTTCTTGCTTTACTGTAGGATCGTTAACGTCTGCACCCTTAGGGAAACGATTAGCAATACTCATTTTAGCACTTGAATCGTTTGGTGGTAGGAACTTAGCTGTTTTAGCCTCTGCCCCACTAAATTCTACTGGTGCTGCTTCTTGCATTGGTAATCCTGCTAGCTTTCTTAGGATGTTAATTTGTTCGCTCATATTTGCACTCGCTATCTTGTTATAAATTAAGTTAAAAACTTTTTCGTTATATGTACCAAATTGTTTAGTATAGATTTGTTTGGCTGCTTCAATGTCCGGAGCAGATTTTAACGCATCTCTAAACGCACTAGCACTAGCAACTTCATCGCCGATTTTAATAGTAGGCGCTAGTGTGATATAACCACGCTCACTCATCGACTTTGGATTCGCTGATATTGTATTTATCTTCTGGTAGTACTTAGGCTTTGATTCACCCTTTACGGTCATATCTAAACCGGTTTTTGGATCCACATTATTGAATGGAAAACGGTCTAGATCCTTTTCGCCCACAGCAAAAATAATAACTGTTTCTGCTGGGTTAAAGTACTTTGCATAGTCCTCTTGGTGATAAGGACGAGTTACTGCTAGTACACGATTAGATGGGACACCGTGAGCGGCAGCAATTAACTGCTTTTCCTTAAAGTTAAAAGGGCTTTTGGGCGGTTCTACTTTATCGCTAGTACCAACAAAAACTTCAGCATCAGGGAATTGTGCTTGAAGCTGTTTAAATACTTCAGCATGGTGACTCAGCATGGGCTGGAATCTACCTGGGTATATAACGACTTTGTTCATACTAGTATTTATCATTGTGATAAATATTTGTATATTCTAGAAAGGAAGGTTATGGCTTACTCAAATCAAGTCATTGACCACTACGAAAATCCACGAAATGTCGGTAGTTTTGACAAGGCGGATCCGTCAGTGGGAACCGGGATGGTTGGCGCACCAGCATGTGGTGACGTCATGAAACTTCAAATTAAGGTAGATGAAAATGGCATTATACAAGATGCCCGCTTTAAGACATATGGATGTGGTTCGGCAATCGCGAGTAGTTCATTGGTTACCGAGTGGGTTAAGGGCAAAAGTATTGAAGAAGCTGGCCAACTTAAAAACTCTCAAATAGCAGAGGAACTTGCGCTACCGCCTGTAAAGATACACTGTAGTATTTTAGCCGAAGATGCAATTAAAGCGGCTATACATGATTATCAGTTAAAGTGCAGTTGCGCTAGTTAAGTGTAGTACACCACACGCTTAGTTCACCAATCTCAACTCCTTGGGGTTGGTCTACGCACCACTTAACCATATTTGCTAATTGTTCTGTGGTCAACATTTTTACATCTACGTGAGCTACCATATCTGTTTTCACGTATCCAGGATTGATGTTAATGATACGGCAACGTTTATCTGAAAACATCATTTTTTTAGCTTTAGTATAAAGCTCCATTTTTGTTTGACCATAGAACTTTGCTTTACCCCGGCCATATTTGGCTCTACTTATAATATTAACAATTGTTTTGTTAGGATCATCTTTCCATTTATCGAAGATGCCTTCTAATAAATCGCACTGTGCAAAGTCGTGATATGCATTGTTAATAAAAACATCGCAATCAATGCTTTGAGTAATAATATTTTTAATTGTTTCGGCCGATGAGATGTCGTATCCGTTACTTCTACTAAAGCCAATAACTGTTGTTTCTTGATTATTGTATAAATCTGCTATTGCTTTACCGATACCTTTAGTATGGCCAGTTACAGCTATTTTCATTTAACACCTCTTAGAGTTTCTTTAATGTATTTTACACCTACCATATGATACCTATCATGCATACCATAATTAACAGCCGTATGTAGTCCTGTAGTATTGACTTCATATGAATGACCAACTTTTAGATTAGCATGATGTACAGTAACAGTTGTGTCATCTTGTGGTGCTAGATCATAAAAGGTTAAAAATGCTTGCGGATTAGTAATAATAGGAATGTGTAATCGGATATTTTCTCTAAAAGGTAATCCGTCATGGTGTATACTGTATGTAGCTCTAGGAATTACTTTCATAATTCTCCAACGATAGAATTCAGGATACCTATTAATACAATTTTCTATGTATGAACCTTTGAGATATTCGTTTACTTTATTAAAATATCTTTCTGGGTACTTGAGCAAATTACGTTTGCCTGTACTATTGATCCAATTGTTTTCACCTGCTAAACTAGTAAGACTTATCTGAGGATGTTCTTGCAGATTAAATTCATCAATCATCGAAAACATCTCGCTAGCGAGACGTTCATTATCAATGTCAGAATGTATGAGTTTTATAAAGTCCATATATGCTACCAAAAATATTTAATACTAGTTGTGTAAATAAATTTCGTTTCTTGGTAACTTATTCGACTCTCCACGATTTGGTATTCAATTTAATATTAGTCGGCCAGTCGCCTTCGGTATAAGACTTGTCGTGGAACCTTAACTCATTGGTTGGCATTATAGATAATCTACCGTTTTCTAGTTGAATAAACATAAACTCTTTAGACTGTGATGGTTCCATAGTAAAGCCATCGTTCATTGGAATAGCAGTAAACAAATAATGACCGAACAACTTATTGCTTCGAATTTCTGCTCGTTGCCCTTTTAGATAGTCGTATTGTACAACTGAAAATTGATCTCCGTAACAATCCCATATCTGTGACTCTAGCAATGTCCAGTTTTCTTCTGGTGTTGCAGAAAATGCTAGTTTGTGTGGAGGTACTCCTCTCCAAACTGCACCGCATTCGAGCATGACATGACAGCCCCAGGCTAGTCCAGGTTTTGAATGTAAACCAAACCAAATGCATGGTTCAAATGTATTTTCTTTTCCGTCTCTACGAACAACTGAGGAATCAACCCAGCAATATATATGATATGGAATATTTCCAGATCCTGTGTATAACATACTAAACCTTATAAAAAATTACCACTTACGGCAAGACCAGTAACGTGCTTTTGTTCGTGGCCCTGGATTATCGCAATTGTGTCTTGCTCGGAAACTTTTACGTCTAGCCGGATTTGACTTTTTAATACGCATGTTAGGATCACCAAAGTTAACTTTAACTACATTACCTTTAGGATTCTTAACGTATACCTTAAACTTTTTAACATCGCCCTGCATAGGTTTGCCTAGAGGAACATCGCGTCCTTGATACTCCGCTTCTGTTAGAGCATTAAATAAATTTTCGTCGGCATGTAATACAATGCCATCGGCAGTTACTGACTCTACCCAAGTAGACAACATTTCTGATTCTGACAGTTCAATATCAAAGTAGTCACCTATTGCGGGTGATTCAACAATAACAATATCTGCAATTTTCATCGGAATATCCTTTTATGCTATATAGCTATTTATCAATAACTATTAGCCTTGACCTCTGTACTTCTTATAGCTTTTGCGTCTATGTTTATTCATACTGCTAGTTTTAATACGTCCACGCCCGATGCTTGTACCTTTTACAGCATTTGCATTTAATACAGTTTTTGCGTTGCCGCCTTTAATTTGTCTTGCCATTAGTGTGTTACTCCTATGTAAACTTTAATACTAAAGTACACACTATTTATTAAAACTTTTGTTTAACGTCTCAATAAGGTTATTTGTATATTTTTCATCCTCTTTCATAGATGCATACAATTTAAAGTTATGCATAAGGATATCGGTCATCTCATACATCATATCAGCTAGTGTTTTATGTGAGTAACTGTTAATTTCTTCATATAGTTTTAATAGTGTAGAAAATCTTTCGTTCGGATCTAAAATATCATCGTAGCTTTCGTCCCACCAACCATGGAATGTTTTAAAGCCCATGCTTCGCAAGTGCTTTAAGATACCCGGCTGACCCATAATAATAAACGGGTGCAACATAGCAATAGGCTTAAATGTTTTTTCGCTGATATCAAGTTCGTATTCTAGAGGAGCATTAACTAAGTTGTAATCACTATGACAAAAGAACGTTTCTAAAACAAAGCTAACGTAACCTTCTTGATAGAATCTTCTACTAGATGGAAGGGTATGATTAACTGGATTTATATCATTAATTGTTCTAATATCATAATACCATGGTAATGTTTTAAATAAACTGTCTGGAATTGGTTTATGTATAAACTTTTGATACTCGATAATATAATCATTAACTACAGGCATAGTGTAAATGTTTTCAGCCAATAGTTGTTTTACATACAATTCTCTTGCAAATTGTAAACGATGCTGTCTAACAGTTCTAGTGAGGGAAATTAATTTCTTTGGCCTTCTTGTTCTAGTTTTTATTAATCTTAAGTTTTCCCACCATTCCTGAGATTGATCTGCATCATTCCAAAACATTGGGCCATTAAAAATTATTACGTTGTACGGAACATTTGTATAACATTTTAAGTTAGCTGAACCTAGAAAAATATTTTTAGGATTAATACCATATACTTCTGAAGTATTACAAATCATGTCGTTTGTAAGGTCATCAAAACCTTTCATATGATATGTGACATCATACCCTTCCGAACTGTGATCAATATAAAGTTTGCATTTGCCGTTATCTATATCTTTTAAAACTTTTGTTGGCACATCAAAAAATTCTAAACGAACATTTTCCTTTATTGAAGCAATAACAGGATCAAAAAAGATAGGATAAATGTAGTTGTCGGTGTTCTGTTTATCGACAGTAGGCTTTAATTTATCACTGTTAAAAAAATGTGCAGGCATAAACTGCTGATGTTCCCAGTGCTTCAACCAAGAACGAGGTTTTTTGTCTTTAATTTTTTGTAGATAGTCTGATGTGAAGCCGTTGGCTTCTATTAAAGGGTTTTTAAAAACTTTAAACATTTAAATCTCTTACTCTATCGAAAATATTTTTTATATTTGAGCGTAGCATATTCCACATTCTACTTTGAGTATGGAATAAGTTATGTCTGTTATGCCTAATTTTTTTGTTAGTGTCTGAATGCTGATTCCAAAGTATCTCTGTTAAATCATTCATATCTAAACTTAGCATATTATTTTTTATTGCTTCAATTCTATTCCCATGATTCACATCTCTATCAAAACTAAAATCAAACAGCTCATCGTGTACAATAAAGCCATATGATTCTAGTGTAGTGTTGAACCCTGCTTCACCGAACACAAGCCAAGGATGCCCATTTAGTATCGGTGTTATACTTTTTTCTGATATACAGGATCTTGCATTAATAGGTTCAAATAAACCATCTTTGTCTTGTCCTAGCATTACACCAGAAAAACTTTCACAAATCAAACTAAAACATGATTCCTCAAATAGAAATTTTGGCTGCGCCCTTAATGATGGGTCAAACCATTTAATTGGAGGTCTATCTGATATTGTGTTGTTAAACTGTGCTTCGTCAATAAAAACATCATGGTCTAAAATAATAGGTTCAAAGTTTCTAATACCATCGTTTGTAAAATCTTTAAAACTTTGATCAGCATAAGGCATTAAAATATTAACTGTATCTTTAAAGTTTTCTATTCTAGTTTGATTGTCTTGTTCAGTTAATAAGAATTCTGCTTCGCTTGGGTTTAACAAAGGATTAAATGTAACATAGCCTTTGTCTAACAAATTGTTATAAGCTAACATCGAAAATAACAAATGTTTTTCTGGTCGCCATCTAGCTAATAAGCATGAGTACAGCTTTTTGTAATCTTTCCTATAGGATAAATCATCGCCGCATACCATAGTTACATGTAATCTTGGGGTAAACATTCTGCATAAAAATGATGGAAAATTTCCGTACCTCTCGTGATACACGTTATTGTTAGGTAACGGTGTACCCGCATCAAATAAAAATAGATTGTTAAATTTGTTTAGTATTTTTTCAACATGAGGCCATTGCCACGGTTCTTGTATAGAAAAAATAATAGCTTTTTGATACTCATCTGATGCTGTACTGCATATATTAAAAAATTCGTTAGATGATGGATGTAAACTTCCTACATCTATTAAAGCTATGGAATCTTTATCCTGTGAAAAACTGTAATCTATGCCTAGTAAATCAAGTATAGGAAATAAACTACTCTTATAGTCTTCATTTAGTGAACGTATATTTCTAGTCCATACCTTAGCACCATCTTTACTGGATATAAGATTATGTCCGGGAACGTCTTTATAATATATCTTGATTGGAGTCATCAGTTAA